GCTTCAAGCCACGCAGCTTGGGGCTGGTGTTTTCAAAATCTGTCAGTAAGCAGATATGCTTTGACTATTCGTGTAAGTACGATTTGAAGACCAGTGATCAGATGGATTTAAACAAGCTGTTTGGGGTAGGCTACTGGCCGCACCATCACAAGGAGTCTGCCAGGTTTTGTTGGAGATGGAATACTGATACGGAAGCAATGGAGATATGGGCATATGTCTACAGCCGTGGTGAAAGGATGTCTCAATTTGTTTGCCAGGTAAAGATGGGTGCCTTTTATAACTATCGCATATACGTTGAAAAAGGGTTGTATGTTTTCGTGGTGACAGATAACAAGGGGTTTCGATGCAGTAAAAGCGTAACAGTTCAAAAACATATGATTATGGTGGGGTACAAGCTTGGCGCATACTTTGGCGGTAATTCGCCTGCAACCCATGATATGATCATCATAAAAAGCAAAGGTTGATTATCAATATTTTTTATAACAGCATATTTTTCAGACGTGGATAAAGTTACAGATTCGTTATTACAGAACACAGCGATGGGCATTTTTGCCGTAGTTCTATTGATGGGCCTTGTGGTATTCGCCAGCTGGACACGGAGCTACGTTGAACAGGACAGGAAAAGCAAGGAATCCAGGATAAAAGCGTTAGAAGATCAAGTGCACTCACTTCAGGAAAAATTCAATGATGAACTGATGAGCGTACTAACCAAACATGAAAGCATGATGAACGCCATGCAGATGACTTTTACCCGCATGGAAAAGCTATGGGAGCGTATTGAAAGAAAAATGGATAAACAATAATTTTATGAAAAAGATTTTTGGAGACAGTTGGCACACGACATTAGCGGGTTTACTTCTCGCAGGGCTTTTGGTCGCTCAAGATTTGATTGACAAGGGCGTTACCTCACGGTGGACAATTGCCATTGCGGTTGCTATCGCAGTACTTGGCAGGGTTGCAGGAGATGAGAAAAAATGAGATTACTAATTATCATATTACTTTTTGCTTCTTGCAACCCGGTTAAGAAGGTCTTGAAATCACAGGAAGCCACCGAGGAGGTGGTACGGGAGTATGTGAAAGCAAACCCGCCAAAGAATGACACCACATTTATTCGTGGTAAAGATTCAGTTATTGAGCGGGTGGAATTGGACACTATCCCCTTGCCCTATCCGGTCAAAGAAAGGTATGTCGAAAGGCACTACAAAGAGGTGACCAGGGTGGACACCTCAAAGATCAAGGATAGGGAGCTGCTGGATGCCTTGAATAAGCGGCTGACCGTGGTAGAGAACCTACTTGTTCAAATGACAACAGAGCGCGACTACTGGCGCAAAGAAGCCCGAACAAGGCTGTATTTTCTTCTGGGCATAGTTGGTTTGTTTGTTGCCGCACTTGCTTTTCGGGTTGCAAAAATGTTCAAATGGTTATGATAATTCTATCATTGCTTTTTTTCGTATTGCTGATTGAATACCTAATGGATAAAAAATGAGCAGGTACAATTTCCTTCAAAGAGTGGGCACGTTGCCCAGGATGGTAACCAAGGGCCTGGAGCTCATGGGTACAGCTGAGATCCCTGGCAAGAAAAGCAATCCCGTGATCATGAGCTGGGCGAGGTCCCTGGGGATCCACACTATCTATGTGAACGATGACATCGCCTGGTGCGGATTATTCATGGCTTTCGTGGTGGCAGAAACCAATCGCGAGCCGGTTATCAATCCATTATGGGCCAGAAACTGGGCAAAATGGGGTGTTGCAGCTGACAAACCCAAGCTCGGCGATATCCTGGTATTTTCTCGCCGCACGGGCGGCCACGTGGGGCTTTATATAGCCGAGGATCCAGTGGCTTATCACGTGCTGGGCGGCAACCAGGGGAACATGGTAAGCATCACCCGCATCCTAAAGTCCAGATTGATCGCTGCGCGAAGGCCCGAATACATTAGCCAACCCACCAGCGTAAATAGCTACCTCGTTGATGCCGGCGGCGGATTATCCACCAATGAAGCATAGACAATTTTCATACCTATGGAACTGAATAAAAACAACCCGCAGTGGGTTTGTACCACAACAGATCAACGGGTAGATGTCACCTACTCCTAAAGCTTCCTTGCAGTTGGTTTTGATTGCCTGGTGTTTCCACACCGGGCTTTTTAGTGTCCTTTCAGTATTTATTGATCATTGCGAATTTTGATTGTGGAGTAGATGGAGCTTTTTATTTACAATACACATAATAAATTATGCCAGACAATGTAGCGTACACGCCCGGAGCAGGGGCAACAATAGCTGCTGATGAGATTGGGGGCGTGTTATATCAACGTGTCAAACCAGTAACAGGGGTAGATGGTGAAGCGGCTGACGTAAGCCAACAAAACCCAATGCCGATGGCGGCATACGGCGAACTAATAGAAGCCATTGAAGCTATGCGAATGGCGATCAATTCCCTCGCTAAAGGTATTGGATCGGCTCAGACTACACCTCAAGGTCGGTTGCAGGTGGACGGTTCAGCAACTACTCAGCCTATATCTGGCAACATAAACACTGTATCGCAGGTTTCTTTAACGACTAATACTCAGCAAATTTCAGGACAAATCACTGTACCACTATCTCTTGAAAGAGTTACAGCAGATAATTTGAGAAGAAATATAATCACGACATAAAAAAAATATAATGCCAACAACAAACGGGAATAGGAAATTATTAGATTTAAAAAGATGGGAGCAAGTAACACCAGCCCCTACAACAGCTCAACCAGGATCGTTTATTGCATCTTCACGACATTTCAGACAGCAGCAGTTATTTGTCCGTGACCTCAGCACTGCCTTTTTATACAACCCAACTGAAGATGGATGGGTTCAACTTCCTTCACCCGGACTTGCAGGAACATTAGCAGCAGGCGCAGCAGGTGTAGCAGGTGCATGGTCAACTGGTACAACGGTTGGAGCAAGTTCTTTGACGGCGACAGGTGGAACAACATCTACTATTGTAACCAATCAGACTTTGGCTCGTTCAATTGCAGGATATTCGGTTCATATCCTTTCCGGACCAAACGCAGGAGTAACGCTTCCAATATTGTCAAACACAATTGGAGCAAATGCAACTATTACGGTAGCAACACAAGGGTCAGCGTTTACCGCTTCAACTGTGTACAGACTTTGCACTCCTGTATGGTATGTGTTAGGGTCAGGAACTTTGGCTTCAGGTTCATTTAGAAAATATGACTTTGCAACTAACACATGGACTACCCTTGCTCACGCAGGATTAGCCGCTACCATTGCAACAGATGGAAAGTTAATTAACACGCCGAGTTGGTTAAATAATGACTATAAAAAATTTGCCACAGGAACAGCAACAAGTGCAACGGGTACTACCCTTGTAAATAGTGCTAAAGCATGGGCAAGTAATCAATTTAGAGATGCTTTTCAGGTTCGTATTGAATCGGGTACAGGTGCAGGGCAAATTAGAATTGTTAGTTCGAATATAGGCACGACTTTAACAGTACCAACTTGGACAATTACACCTGATGCAACTTCGGTTTATTCCATCGAGGGCAACGATGATTACTTGTACTATATCGGTAACGGTGCTGTTACAATGTATCGATATTCTATCTCTGCGAATACTTGGACTACCCTTTCACCAGTAGCAGCAAGAGCAGCAGCACCCGGAGCAGGTATGAGTGGACATTGGATTTATAACGAAACAAACCCGGACTGGATTTCCGAAAATGCAATTATAAACGGTCGTAGGATTTACTCGTTCAGAGGCGGCGGAGGTGCATTACTTGATTACTACGACATAGCAGCTAATACTTGGGTATCAGCACTTACTTATTCTCCCGCTGTTGAAACATTCAGCACAGGAACAAAGTACACCTACATCAATGACAAAATTTACATTCAAAAAGATTCTACTAACCGTTGGTTTGAGTTTGACATCGCAGACCATAATATGATGGGTTGGACAACCATGCAAGTAGTACAAGGTTCTTCGGCTGTTGGCGATACTGCTTTTGATGCTACCTATTACGATGGTGCTACTGAAATCAATTACGTGTATATGTTGCTTAACTCCTCGGGATTGATGTATAGACAAATGATTATCTAATGCTGTTAACGCTATTACGCAATGTAGGTACCGGTGGCGGGGTAATTGCCGGAAGCGCAACCGGATCTGCAAACCTTTTTGCAGATTTGATTGGAACCGCCACCAACGCTGGTAGTTCATCCGGAACAACTGTAGCAGTGGCAACAATGTCCGGGTCAGGGGGTATTCAAACTTCATTATCAGCTTTTGCATCAACAGCTGCTGCTATTGTTGGGCGGGGTGTATTGATCGGCAGCGTGTCTGGTGCCGCAACAGCTGTAGCCACTGCATCCTCTGACTCATTGCTGAATGGATCTGGAAACGCTTCGGGTAACGCCACCGCAAATGCCAGCATTTCAGCAACTATACCAGTATTAGGATCTGTTGAAGGGTTTTCTTCTATCCTGGCAACCGTATCTGGATTGTTATCAGCGGATAGTAGTGTACCAGCCGCCGCCTTAACATCTGGTGCTATTGTTGGGCGGGCTTTTGTTGCGGCATCCTCAAACGGGTTTGCCCTTACAACAGCCACTACCGACAACATAGAGTTGATTATCGGATCATGCAGCGGCACTTCTGACTGTGCGATGGTCGATTACTTGTATGTGAACGCAAACGGGCAAATCAAATCATCTATTGAAAGCCGTAGCAAAATAACCACTTCTATAAATTTCAATTCACAAATCACTGTATGAGCAAAATATACCAGGGTCAGGCAAATGTGGTCATATCTATAGATACAGGTGTATCCTTAGGCGGCGCATCTGAAACAAAGATTTTGTACCAGAAACCGAACGGTTTGAAAGGGTCCTGGATCGCCACAGTGACTGGAACCACCATGAGTTACGTGCCCAGCAATACTGATTTGGACCAATCCGGTGATTGGCAGCTTCAGGCTTTTGCAGTAATTGGCGGCAAAAATGCTTTAGGTGAAGTGATAAAAATGATTGTTAATAAACCTCTTAATATTTAAAACATGAGTAAGTCAAATGCCTGGGAGACAGATGTTCTCGCCCTTCTTTTCAACAATACCAACGCTGCCAACGTAGGCGATGCTTCAGGATTGCGCGGCGCATTAGCAGCGGGGTCGCTCTTCATTTCCCTGCACACAGCGGATCCTGGAGAAGCTGGTGACCAAACCACTTCAGAGGCAACCTTCACCGGCTATGCCCGCCAAGGTGTAGCCAGATCAGGGGCCGGTTGGACAGTCAGTGGAAACCAGGTGCAGAACGCTGCCACCATCGCCTTCCCGCAATGCACCGCCGGCACAAATACCATCACGCACTTTGGTATCGGCACTGCACTCTCCGGAGCAGGTAAGTTGCTGTACAAAGGCGCGCTAACCGCTTCGCTGAACGTGTCCAACGGCATCACGGTGCAGTTCAATACCAATCAGCTGACAGTAACTGAGGATTAAAAACCTGTCCTTTCATCATTTTTAAGATATCTACAATTTTGGTATCATGAATTATTCCACAATATCAGCAATACTCAGAGGCCGGTGGCTCATTGACACCAGCTATGCGGAAACGCAATTGCCGTTAATTGTTGGGATGATCAAAAATCATCAGGTCAATTTTGCTTACCGCGGTGAAAACCTTGCGCAAAATGAGCAGAAACAGACAGAAGCCATCCTCATGGCTACCGTTGCAGGTAAAGCTGTTTACAAGGTAGGCAAGTGGACAGAGATGACATCTCTACCTGATGGCTCCATTGCGTTTGTTGATCTGGTTGGCCCAGTTATGAAGTACGGTGGTATGTGCAGCTACGGATCTATTGATCATGCCAATATCCTTCGTAAACTCGACAACGCCCCCAATGTATCCGGGGTGATCCTGAACGTGGATTCTCCTGGTGGGCAAGTTGATGGCACTACTCTTTTGGCTGACCAGGTGAAAGCCATGGGTAAGCCCATTATAGCCATGGTTGATGATGGCCTGATGGCCAGTGCTGCCATGTGGATCGGTTCAGCCGCCAATGAGATCTACGCCACCAAGAAATCCGATTCATTCGGATCCATCGGCGTTTACGCCACCCTGTACGATTGGAATGCCTACCTAAAAAAAGAGGGCATCCCTGTTCATGAGATCTACGCTCCCCAATCAGAAGAAAAGAATAAGGATTACCGCGATGCCCTCAACGGTGACTATTCGGGTATGAAAGATGACCTTAGGCAAATCGCTGACACTTTTATAGAAACCATTTCCGAGAACCGGCCCAAGGCAGTATCCCAAAAAGACAAATGGAGCAAGGGCGGCATGTTTAACGCAAAAGAAGCCACAAAAATGGGACTTATAGACGGTATTAAATCATTTGACCAGATCGTAGATCGGATCTCTACGCTGGCCAGCAAGTTTTCAATTAATAAAAAACAGAATACAATGAGCGCAGGCGCTTTTCAAAAAACAATCGCTGCAGCAAAGGTGGATGCCTTTGAAGTGGTGGAGAATGGTTTTCTTCTGAGCGAAGAAGCCATTAACAACATCGACACTGAACTGGCTACCCTTGCCACTCAGGTAGAAGATCTTACCTCGGCTGCTGAGCAATCCCGTATAGCATTTGCCAACGTGGAAGCCGCCAATACCGAGATCGCCGGCCAGCGTGATGCCGCCCAGGTTCGCATCACAGAACTCGAAACAGAACTGGCCGCGCTCAATGCTGCCACCATAGCCCCCATCAGCACAGCAAAAAGTGAGGATGAATTTGGTGCAGATCCTGAGGCCAAGTACATGACCAGCATAGATGCCGAAGCGGCAAGGATTCGGGCTCGCAGAAAGTAATTCAGACCTATTAAATAAAAAAAAAAGAAGAAAATGCCAGATTTATCAGCACTAACCACCAGCTTTGTTGAGCGCGGTGGAGCTATTTTTGAAAAGAACTTGCTTAACTGGAACTTACGTGGCCAGGGCATCCAGGTTCGCCCAAATGTCAACACGCCCCAGGCAATGACAAAACTTTCTGCCGTTGGTAACCCACGTCCGTACACAGCTGCTGATGCGCTGACAAACGGACCCAAGTTCACGGACAGAACGCTGACCGCCTTCCAGTCAAAGTGGGACTACGACTTTGATGCCGAAGATTTCCGCAACACATACCTGGCATCAGATCCTGACATGCCTTTCTATGAGGCGTCGCTCAATCACATTTCAAGGGCCTTCCTGGATGACATCCAAAGAAACACCTTGTACCTCGGTGTTCGTAATGCTTCAGGCACAACCGCTGCTGCTATTGCAACCGGTTGGGGTACTGATATCGCTGCCTTGATCACTGCAACAACCCTCAGCCCAATTGTTACTGGTGCTATCTCTGATACCACTGGTGTTGACAAATTTGAGTTGATGGTTGCTGGCGTGCCAGCTTGGATGCGGGAAAATGGTTTCGTCATCTACTGCTCATATGCCAAGTTCGACAACTTCAGGAAAGACTACCGCACCCGGTTCGGCTTCAACTTCGACAAGAATGTTGAAGGCATGTACAAGATGGACAACCTGAATGTTGAGATCCGCCCCGTAGCGTGGATGGGAACTTCAGGCCGCCTTATCGCAACGCTCCAAAACAACCTGGTATTCGGTACCGATGTTGAGCGTGTGCAAGTTGCCGCATCTCAGCGCAGGAACATCATTGAGGTTCGTCTCATGATGCCCGTTGGCATGGCGATCCAGGACACTGAGGCCATCTTCGTCAATGACGTAGCATAAATAATCAATAGGGGTAGCCTTACGGGGCTACCCTTATACAACCAAATACAATGGCAAAGTCAAAAAACAGCAAACTCGATTCAGTAGAAGCAGCTCAGGACTTATCACCGGCTTCCGGTCATGAGTTTAAAGTAGGTGAAAAGAAATTCAAATACGTTATCGGAAAGTTCATCCTTCCATGTGGTGAAAGAACCTCGCTGGAAGCTGCCACAGATGACACCGTATATGAAGAGCTTGGCAATGCTACCATCAATGAGTACATGGTGAAAGCTGGATCAGCTTGCGTTGAAGAAATCTAACATCAAAAAATAAAATAACGTGCCATACAATTTTTCAAACATTACAACAACCGTGGTGGGCAATGCTGATGTAAAACCAGGCCACTCAGATGTAGCCCTGTTTGCTCCCATTGAAGAGTTTCTCGTCCTGGCAAACCCATCTACATATGCCGTTGCTGGGGATCGAAAGAAAATCACCACCGCGCATACTTTTTCGTCTCCTAAGGGTTTTGCCCAAATGAGGGCTAAATCTGGATCTGTTCGTCAGGAAGGATCCAATGCCGTTGGCGAAAAAGGTGGCCTGGTACCCGTGTACCAATACCTGATCACAGTCAAAGGTCATTCAGCTGTGATTGAAGAGTGGCTGGAAGAAGCCCTCAACTCAGATGGCATCTGGCTGTTCAACTCGCCTGAGTGCGGGGTGAATGCTTATGTCCAGCTGGGGTCATCTTGCAACCCCGCCCAGATCAGCGCGTACACTTCAAAGAGTGGATCACGCAATGACGGTGGTGTGCGCGAGTATGAGATCACCATCCAGAGCAATGACAAGTACTGGTACTCCGGTGCTGTCACCATCAAAGCGTAACCAATTAGCCCCGGTGTAACAGCCGGGGTTTAACCAACTCCTAAGCAATGAAAAAAGAAGCATTTGTATTTGCTTTCAAAAATCCGGAAGTAGCGGATAAGTTTGAAGCTGTGGACTGCCCACAGGACTTTAAGATCAGGGTACCCCAAGCCAATTGGCCAGCAAACGGTGATCCTGGTTGGTTTTCCGACATCACTCCTGAAGCAGCACAGCAACTTATAGCTGAGGGATATAACCGGGTGAAGGCTAAATAGTAGTTTTTCACAGCTCATAACAGTTTAAAAACCCTTGCATACACAAGGGTTTTTTGTTTGGTGTTTTCCTCACGGTGTAGACGTTTTTTTCTATTTTCGGAATAGCGATGGCATTATACTATTGCCTTATAAAGTATTCGCGAGCTTTCATTTCCAAACTACCACAATCAGAAATCAGGGAAGCAGTGACACGCTACGGCGTGGAAGTAGGTATTCCCTGATGGGCTGTGGTAGGCCTGGAAAGAGATGCTGAACCCGCGCCATTTTTATTAAACCTGCACCCCCATGGAAGCACTTGAACACCAACTGCTGCTGCAGTTTATCCACGACCACCGCCCTGAATTGTTAAGAGCCCTGGTGTACCTGCTCAGCCGCAATGACACGCCCGTGGATCCCGAGACCCTTTACAACCTCTACTGTTTGCTGGAACATACTTAGCCCCACTTCGGAGGGTTTTTCATGTCCTTTCTCCCGCCGGTTTCATAGCTGAATTTGCTGACATGGTGAACTATGATGAGGCGAACAGTAAGATAGTAGGGTGGAGCAAAGACATCCTGCTACTCCTGCGTACTGAAATCAACAACCAGGGCATCCGGCACGTGGCCAGCTCCCGATCTCCCCAAGCAGCAGAAAAAGCTTTGGTGGCGCGCACTCCCAAAAAAGGTGGATTGGTGGAGCGGGTGTCCTACATCATGCCGCGCCACATGATCTACGTTCACAAAGGGGTGGGCCGTGGCACCAAGATCAGCCAGGTGGGAAACACCAACAGGAAAGCCAAGCCATGGTTTAACCCCATCATTGAGCAAAACATTGATGGGCTGGCGGACATAGTGGCCGAGGAACTGGGATCAGGCATTGTCAATAATATTTTAATCAGATAAGATGGCAGAAGTAGTGAATAGGCGGGTCAATATTTACATTGACGAAAGCGCGGGAGCGGTGGCACTGGAGCGGCTGACCAGAAAAGAAAATGAACTGGTGGCCGCCATTGAAAAGGGCAAAAAAGCCGGGAAGGATCTCACCAGAGAGATGACGGAGCTGGCCAACACCCAGGGGAAGATCGGGCAGCTCAAAGATGTGATGGACGGCAAGGTGCTGCCATCACTCAGGATGGCCGAGGCTGCAGTAAGCAAGCTGCGCCGGGAGCTGAGAAACATACCTGCAGATAGTGAAGCGGCGGGGAATAAGTTGCAGGAACTCAGAAAAGCTGAAACTACCCTTAACCAGGTAAGAAAGGCGGTTAGCGGCGTGGATAATTCGCTGAAGGAAGTGGCCAGTGGCAGCGGGTTAAAAAGGCTGATGGAATTTGCCGGTGGTGCGTTTCTCGGTGGTGGATTGCTGGGGGTGGCAGAAGGTGCATTGAGCGGCCTTAAATCTTTCTTTTCTGGTGCCGTGGAAGAGGCATTGCAGGCAGAAGAAGCTACAGCCAGGTTTCGGGCGCAGCTGGACAACCTGGGGAGGCTGGATGTCTTTGAAAGGCTGACCGCCGCTGCTGATGAATTTGCCAACTCCCTTGGATTTATCGACAATGATGAAATAGTGGGAGTGTTTGAGCAGCTGATCAATTACGGTAAGCTGACCGAGGATCAGATCAAAGAGCTCACGCCGGTCATCATTGACTTTGCCGCCAAACAGCGGATAGATCTTTCAGAAGCTACCAACGTAGTGGTGAAGGCATTGGAAGGCAATGGTAAGGCACTCAAAACCTATGGTGTAGATATAAAGGATGCCAAGGATGTTACAGAAGCGTTTGGTGTCATCATGGAAGATCTCAAGCCTAAGGTGGATGGAGCAGCCCAGGCATTTGGCGAAACCACAGCCGGTCAGATCAAACGAAGCAGGCAGGAGATTGCCAATTTACAGGAGGATATCGGGACAAAACTCCTTCCTGCCGTACGCGCTTTTTTCCAAGGTGTTTCAGGAATAACTGATTGGGTTTCCCGGCTACTCAGTACGGGTACTATCGTAGGTGGCGAAACACAATTCGGCGCAAATATCAGGGCGAGGGAAGAGCAGCTGGTAAGTCTGCAAAAAGATTTTGAATCCCAAACCAAAGAACGCCAGGGCCGATTGATACAGGGGCAGGCCGGTTTGATTAAAACATTGGGTGAACAGGTAAAAGCGGCCCGTGGTGAAGAGAGGGCTAAACTAAAGCAGGAATTTGATGAAGAGGTCAAGCTGTTCAATGGTTTTGTAGCTGCTTTTAAGAAAACTGCTGACACCCGCGTGGTTGGCACTTCATCAGATAGGGGTGGCAAAACCGGCGCCGGTAAAACAAAATCCACTCCCGCCGAAACCCGGGCCGAATTTGAGGAAATAGTTCGCCAGAACGAAAAAATCCTGGCCCCCATTCTCGCAGGCTTCCGGGAGATCAATGAAGCTGCCCTGAAGGATGTTGAAACCATCAAGGATAAGCTGAAGAAAAACCTGATCACACCGGCGGAAGCGGAGCAGGCACTCCAAAACATTGAGCGGGTGCTGAGTAGCCAGCGGGATACACTGGTTAAGAAATTCGACATCAATCCGGAAAGGTTAGGTGCAGATGTTCGCACCGGCGCCATAGAAGATACATTTGGGAAAGATGCTGAACTGGGAGCCAAGGAGCTGGGCATCAAAGTAGGCAACGCAATCAAAGATGGTGTGGATGAAGCGCTCCAATCAAGCGGATCCACCTCACCCGTCCAAGATTTTTTGGACAGGGAACAAGCCAACATCCAGATGCTGTTTGCCAATATCCAGGAGGTAAGCAACCTGACAACGGCTATCTCGGATATCTTTTCCCAAAACGATAATGCCAGGCTTGAACAAGAAATTGCCAATAACGATAAACGCCGTGAATCTACCCGCAGGCTGTATGAGAACAAGCTGATCTCTGAAAAAGAGTACAACCGTCGGGTAGACCAGATCAATAGGGAGCAGGAGAAAAAGGAAAAGGAGATCCGCAAACGCCAGTTTGAGCGTGATAAAAATGCCCAGACCGTTCAGGCATTGATGTCAGGAGCTATGGCCGTTGTGTCTACCCTGGCTGCCCGGCCCGGCACGTCTGATGTTGCCACTTTTGGAGTGCTAAGAGGCATTCAAGTGGCACTGGTAGCAGCCACTACCGCCGCCCAAATCGCTGCCATCCGCTCCCAAAAAGCTCCGCAATTTGAACAGGGTGGATTTATCCCCCAGGGTTCATCTCACCGGCAGGGTGGAATTGCCCTTGTCGATAACAGATCAGGGGCTACAGTAGGCGAAGTGGAAGGAGGTGAGCCTATCATCAGCAAAAAAGTATATGCCGCCAATCGGCCCCTAATTGATTCACTGATTGCTCAGGGAAGCGGCATGAGCATGAACATTCCCAGGATCAGCGATTCTTTTAAGACCATGTTTGAAACTGGCGGGTTCATACCCCGGACGGACAATAGCCAAACGGCGGGATTGGTGGAGGCTGTGCAGATGCTCAATGAAAGGTTGGCAAGACCTATCCGCGCCAACGTGATTTACGGCGAGTATGAAGAGGTGGATGACAGGATCAACACCATCCGGGCGCAGTCGATGGTGAGCTAAAACCTGTCCTTTCACTGGCTGTTTTTCATGCTGAAATTTATGCCTTGTCAAAAATCATTGAACTATATGAAGTAATCAACCAGATCGACAGCGGCGAGCCGTTCAGCATGACCTACATCACCGCTGACAGAAAGAAAGGGACCGGTGGCCAGATCAAAGCCTGCAAAAACTGGGTGAAATGCGATCTGGCCACCATGCCTGAACCCATCCTCAGACGTAACAAGATGTATGAGGTGGCCAGAGATCCAAAACACATCGAGCATAAGACTAAAAATATCATGAACCCGGCAACCAGAGACATCCGGAAGGTTCATATCAGATTGATCACAGAGTTTAACGGAAAACGTGTAGTATGATTATTCAAAACGGATTTGGCTTTTCAACGAGAGGGGTGGCATTTGTCAGCCTCTCGGGTGACCCTAATCAGGCCGCCCCAAAAGAGCCGAAAGAAACGGATTTGCTTGATACCGATAAATGGGCTCGCTGGGGCCAGGATAATCTTCTGCCCAAGAAGATGGTAGATGATATTGAGAATTGCAGCGTCCTGATGGGCGCTATTGACGGTAAAGCGAGGTTTGGATTGGGTAAGGGCGTGAAGCCATTCAGATTGATTGAAACCAAGCCATCGGGTGAAGAAGTGCTGGAGCCGGTGAACAACCCCGAGATAGAAGAGTGGCTGGAAGAAAGCAACATCTTTATGCAGTCTTTTGGTCTGCTGAAAGATGTTATCGGGTTTGCCAATTTCCACTGCCGGGTGAAGTTCAACAACGATGGCACCAAGATCGGCCTGATGATCCGCGATGATGTCACCGAGATGCGCTATGCGAAAAAAGACAAAGCCGGCCGCATTACCCACACATACCTGGCAGCTGATTGGGCAAAAACCAATAAAGAGAACGATAACACCCTGCTCAAGTTTACCCTGCTTCCAGAAATAGGCACGGCCAGCTACCTCTTGAACATGAAGCCGGAGCAGCGAAAAGCAAAGGAGTTTTCTATCACGGGCCGTGTGCCAGGATGGAACCGCCATTACTACTCCATGCCTACATGGTACGCCGCAAAGAAATGGGTGGATATCGCCAAGAACGTGCCTTCCATGAAAGCCACGATGTTTAAAAACAATATCCGCATCAAGTACCTGGTGACTATATTCGACAGTTACTGGACAAGGGTATTCGGCGATGAGTGGAGTGGTTATGATCTGAAAACCCAAGAGGAAAAAAGGGCAGAGGTTTATGATGCCATTGATAAATACCTAGTGGGCAATGACAATGCCTATAAGTCGATATTCAACTCAGGATCATTTGATCCTATTTCAAAAACAACCGTTTCGGATCTCAAGATCGAAACCATACAAGATAGCACTGTACCCGGTGAATTATTGCCCGACAGCGCTGCCGCCAATTCTGAAATCCTGTTTGCCCTGATGATGAATCCGGCATTAATGGGGGCCGACACGCCAGGCGGCCCATACAGCGGCGGTGCTGGGTCGGGCTCTAACATCCGCGAAGCTGCACTGGTGCAGGTGATGATCCAGGAATTTGAACGCCAGCAGCTTTCCAGGATCCTTAACATCGTCAAAAAAGTCAACGGCTGGCCAGCGGATATCGTTTGGCGGTTTCCCGGACTGGTTCTCACCACCCTTGACACAGGTGGATCTACAAAAGAAGTAAAAACAGGAGGATAGTATGCCACTGATCACATCTATACAACAGGTGAAACAGGTTCTGAGGATTGCGAGTGTAGATTCAGATAGCTCACTTCCCGATATCGCGGAGGCCGAGTACACGCACATCATACCCAAAATTGGTAAGCCGCTTTTTAATGAGATTCTTGCTGCTTACGTGGGCAATACCCTTACCTCCATCCAGGCTCAGCTGCTGCTAAAGATTCAAAAGCCCCTGGCAGCCTTTGCTTATTACGATGACCTGGCTATGCAGCATGCCATGATCACGGATGCAGGAGTAAGGCGCACCACCACAGATAACATGCCATCCGCCTTCCGCTGGGAGTTTGACGGCGTCAAAGATGCGCTCGCTATCAAAGCATCCCAAGGCATGGAAGCGCTGTTGGAATGGTTGGAAGATAACAAAGCATCTTTCCCAACCTATACCTCTTCCCAGGCCTATACTGATCGCAACCGGTTCTTGATAAAATCTGCTCATGACTTTAACGAGTACTACCGGATCGATCAAAAATTTCGCACATACCATGCCCTGCTGACCACCATGGATGATGTGGAGCAGCTCTATATCAATTCACTGATCGGTACTGCGTTCTTTGCGCAGCTGAAAGCATCAGCCGCAACAACCCTGGAAAAAGAAGTGGTGGGCTATTTGAAAAAAGCCATCTGCCATTTTACCATCCATCACGCTTTTGAAAAGCAGACAGTCACTATGACCGAAAAGGGGCCATCCATCTATGACCGCTACGCCGATCGGGGCGGGAATGATCGTGCCCAGCCTACTGCTGATATGATGACATTCACCATGAATGCGCTCCAAAGGGATGGGCAGACCTACCTGAAAAAAGCCAAAAAGATCCTGGACACCAATGCTAGCGGCAGTGTGTTCGCCACATATTTTTCAAGCGATTTCTACACCAGCCCCACAACGGAGCGGGTAGATCACAATAAAGGCCGCGGATTTTTCACCTTCATCAGATGAGGTCAGCATTTTTCAAAAAATGGAGCTATGCCGTTCCCGATAGCTGGAACGAGATCAACAGCAAAAACTACCTGCCGCTGATGAAAGTTTTTTTCACCGAGTATGAAAATGACCGGGGGGTACTGATGTTGTTCCGGGCACTGGCAGGCATCCCCTGGTGGCAGTTTTTTGGCATGAGATCCCCCAACCTGATCCCGGCGGCACTCGATGCCACGGAGTTCTTGTTTAAAGGCAATAGTCTATCCAAAAACCTCCTGCCCTTCTATAAGGGATATGCAGGCCCGGCTGAGGAGCTGAAAAACCTGAAAATGGCTGAGTTTTGCAACGCCGAGTTTTACTATAACAAGTACGATAAGGACAAAAAACTCGAAAATCTGGATGCTTTTGTAGCCATTATCTACCGGCCCAAAAAGAGCCGGTGGAAGTATAACTACAAGCTGAATATAGATGGGGATTTTCGCACGCCGTTTAACTCCAATACAACCGGCTACCACCAGAAAAGAATAGCCAAATGGCCCACCCACGTAAAGCTGGCCATCTTCCACTTTTACCAGGGTGCCAGGGCAACGATCATTGCCCGTAACCACAAGGTCTTCGATAACAATGACGGCGGGGAAAGCTTGTATGGTCTTTGGTCGATCATGCGCTCAGTCGCTAAAGGCGGGCATATGGGCGATATCGACAAGGTAGCGGATCAGTTTGTCGGCACGGTGTTGATGGAGCTGAATGAAACGGTTGTCGAGGCCGAAAGAATCGAAATGGAGCGCAATAAAGTAACTGTGGAACGATGACATATTTTGAGGATATAGAAAATTACCTGAGGGATCTCGCTACCAAGCACAAACAACTGCTGCATGGCAACGGCGGGGTGGCATTCATTCAAATGGGTATTGCCGATGAGGTGACTACTGTGAACGGGCGAAAGAAAGTCTACATGAAAATCATGGACGTTTCCAGCTCCATACAGAACGAATACATGATCTGGACGGTTAGCATGGTGTTTCTCAAAGAACTGCCAGCTATGCGCACCAATGCTGACATAGATGCTGCTTCAAAGCTCACCCAAGAGATCATGTACGATTTTGAGGCCCGGATCCGCGAGCAGTACAACGATGAGTGCTTCTTTGTGAAAAGGTTACAACCTCCAACACTGGAGCCGGTAGGCCTTACCGATCAAAGTGCAATAGGTTGGATGTACACCTGGCGCTTTTCAACTGATCAACCAGATTACGATATAAACGCATGGGAGGAATAGGATATGGTGCAAATGACAGAGCGGCCCTATGAGGTGTGCTTTTCCAGAAACCCGGTAGTGTACCGGTTCCAGACAGATGCGGCCCTGACAACGCCGGGCCTAAGGATTGACGTGCGGATGTTTCACCGGAAGTTTGGCACGTTTGGTTTTGTGCAGATCTTCCAGACTTCACTGGTCCCCGATAGTGCTGGCCGGGCATCTATCGATCTCAAAAAGATTCTGGATTCGCTGATCGATTACAAATTACCAGCCATCAACACATCGGTGATTGAACCCGCCTTTGAGCACGCTGGGCAGCTGTATATTGATTTTCGTGAGGTCACCACAGCCGCGCCAAGCCCGGCATGGACATCAGACCTCAGTGAATCTATCATCTGTGTAAAAGGAGGTATCCCCTACCAACATTGGCAGGGCCCTAAATACTTTTTGAACTTTCCGGGGATCCTCACCTGGCAGAAGACTGGCAGACTGATCGCACCACGTGAGCAATCCTGGCTCACCTATCTGCATTTGGGTTTGAACAACCAGACCAATATGTCTGCCAAGGTGAACATCTACTACACAGATGGTACCTCGAGCATCAACGCTGTTACCATGCCCTTTGCTGGATCGGTGCCTAAGTACGGCATTTACCATATACCCACCGGTGCTCAGCTGGGGCTGAAAGATTTTGATGATACCAAGGTGGTCCATTACTACACCGTGAGGGTAGTGGCTAACACGGTGAACGTAACCACTGAGTTCAAGTACGTGGTGGATTATCGCAACACGTATAGCGTCACTACGCTGCATTGGTTTAACTCACTGGGCGGGTTTGATAGCCTTCGCTTACGTGGCGAGCTGAACAAAAAAACCGTCTACGAGCGCCAGTTTGCCGAGAAAATGATTGGCGCTGATTACTACTCTACTACTGAGCTGGCCACCATGCAGGAAAACCTAAAAACCCAGGAACAGGAAACCTACTCCGGCTCCGTTGGACTGATGGATGATCCTGATGCCTACGATCGCCTGCGGGATCTGATGGTAAGCACCCGGGTATATCAATTGAAGTTCAAAAGATGGAGACCGGTACTGATCACCAACTCAAATGTGGATCTTGGAAACGAGGGTGATCCGGTTAAAGATTTTCCGGTGGACTTCACGCCAGGATATGTCAATGAGTCTTACTCGCCAGATATATACTTTGGAGAACTTCCATCATGCCCACTGGTGACCGGGCTTATCAATACGGCAGGCGTAGTTACCTGGACAGGAAGCCCGGGCCACGTGCAGTACGTTTTGGAGCGCTGGGATCTGCTTCAGACTACTGTTCAGGAAGTGATCTATACCTCCAGTCCTACACACACGTTCACCACATTTGGTATGCTGGGATATGTTAGGGTGAAGGCTATCTGTGGATTTTCGGAAACCCCATTTACTGAATTCGTTTACTTGTCTGTCGGATGATCAGCATAAAAAAAGGATCGGAGAACTTGGATATGCAGCCTGGTACGCAGCTGCAACGGGAGCGCCAATCACCTGTGTTTTTAGATCAAACCAGTGATGGGAAAGATGGCATCCCGGGTGAGATATCTTACCCGTTTAGCCTTCCCCTGAGTGACCGGAATTTGAGGTTGATGAACTACCCGGATATGCTGTCTATCTCAAAGGAGCTTCAGCACGATGTAGTACTGGAGGATAGCGGCATGCAGATCTCCGCCGGCAAACTGATCCTGGACGGAGTTACCGCCGATCAGAATAAGGCCAATGTAGGTAATCTGGACTGCCACCTGCTTTCCAACATCTCAGAGTTTTGGCAGCGTGTAAAGGCTAAAAAGCTCAGTGATCTTGCGCTGGGCGGTAATCGCAGTTTTGCCTGGTCTGGCTATAGCTTAGTTACTGCTGGATTTTGGAAGCACTGCCATGATACCTGGGCTTACAATGATGCTGATGATGGCGACTATGTTTTTGCTCCCATGTATTGCATGGATTACGAAAAAGAAGGGCAGGTTACCTGGATCAACGGCTGGCAGGATTATTCCGGCACGCTACAGCTGGCCAGAGAGAAAAACTTCATTTCGCTATGCCCCCAGCCGTTCGTTGTATATATCATCAAGCAGATTTTCCTGGAGCACGGATATAGCATCAGCGGTGAGATCCTCGATGATCCGGATTTCAAGCAAATTTGTTTTGAATCATACCGCTCCGTGGATTGGCAAGTGCCAACGATCAACGGACCGCTGGCCACGCCTACCTTCACCATAGCTCCAAAGAACCCGGTGGTGATTAAGCTCAACCAGCACGTGCCGCCGGTGATGACCGTCGGTGAATTCTTGGTGGAGCTGCAGAAGCTGCTGCCCATTGCCTTCGTGATCAACGACCGTTCCAAATCCTGCGAAGTGGTACTACTCAGCAAGCTCACCAACGCTGGAGCTGTCGATCGTACCCAGAACTTCAGCCCTGGCTACTCGATCAGGTTTGACAAAGCTGCCGAGCCTGCCATATATGGTTTTGAGCGCGCAGATGACAACCCGACTACGCTGCTGTCGAGCGAAGAAGAGTACAGCTACATGGGCACGGTATTAAGCTTTAGCGCGTTGCCAACACCAGGTGTGTCACGGCAGCAGCAGATGTATTATGTCAAGAACCTAAACATCTACTACGCTTGCATGAGCTTTGCAGAAGCCGGCGGCGGATCTGGTACCATCTACAGTTGGTTTCCGGTTTGGTACAATGTCGGCTCTTATCTACCCGGCAATCAGACACAGACCATTATCTCCAATTTTGCGGTGAGTTTGCTTACCCAGGAAGAGATGCCTGGTGTGGGTATAGCAGGTAACTTTTTAAGTGCAAAACGAAAAGGCAATTGGTATGCCAGTGGCGGCGACGAATTCACGCCATGGCCAGCGCGGTTGTTTTTCTACCGCGGAAAAAAAGCTTACCATGGTGGCGGTACCATGCCGCTGGCCACCAATTCCATCTACAACTTGAACGCCTCATTCCCTCCCATAGGCACACTACCCACTGTAGGTGAGTGGTCTTTGTCTTACAAAGTAGGAGATGATGATTTCGGTATCTATGACCGGTTCTGGAAAGACTGGCTACCGGCCCTCGAGCTGAACGAACTGATCAAAGGGAGGTTATACCTGAAATTTCACGAATACATTCAGTGGGATTGGTCAAAAGTTTTGCTGATCCAGAATACTCCATACCTGATCAAGAAGATCAGCGAGATCCTTCCGTATGCCGGCTACGTTGATATTGAGGCCCAGCGAATCAAATAGTGTCCTTTCACATTGTCCGGACAGGTGGGAAATTGCTGTATGCAATCCATTGTTCACTGGCTCCAATCCAAAGACTACATAGAAGGCGTGCGCCTCTACATCGAGCATGGGCAAGATCCTGTGCTGAAAAACCTATTCACAGCCGAAAAAGGAACGCCGTACAAACAGCAACGCCTGGAACGTGCCCTGCGTGAAATCCTGGCAGGTACAGAGGTGATAAAACCAGAAGAACGCCCTGCATCCAGCCTGATGAAGAGCTGGCCGATAGAAGCTGCCAGCGATGATGTACTGAAGGCTTTGCGGGCAGAGTGGTTGAAAGCCTTTAAAGAAATGCACGATCTGCGTTCACAACTGATGCTGCTGGCCAATGATGATCAGCGCGGGGAAGCGGCTCACCGGATCCTTGATCTGGATGATCTATGCTATAGCATCTATTCCAAGCGAAATCACTATCTGGAACACGGAACACTGCCAGCAGCAAAAAAAGAAGAGTACATCGTTGATCCCCTCAAAGCGGCAAAGCGCATGGAGATCCTTGGACGGTATATCAGGCGGGAGCGTACGGCACTGAAAAAAGACCCCTCGAACGTAGGCGCTGCCGCCCGTAAACAGAAATTCATGAACGAATACAACCACTATGCGCAAAGATTTGGAGCAGATCATATTCAAGAAGAAGCTGAAGCAGACAAGGCAGCCCAAAAATGATGTAGAGGCAGTGGTGCAGTACCTGGTGAATGATAACATCAAACTCACCCAATCGCAGGATTTTCTATGCACCCGGCTGATCCGTACTGATGCCCTCATCCGCAGCAGAAAGCATACCACGGATGAGATCGTTGAAAAACTGATGTCTGAGTTCAATATCACGGCTTACCGGGCCGAGCAGGACATGTACGACTGCCATAAGGTATTTGGGGCCACCCGTAAACTGAGCAAAGCATACCTGGTGTCTCACCACATCGAGGAAATTGGTATGATGATCAAAAAATGCCAGGAAAAGGATCAGCTGGAGCTGCTGCCCAAGTTGTTTGATAACTACACTTATGCCCTCAACTCACTACCCGTTGAAGAAGATGCCAAAGAAGCACCGCCGGCACAAATCCTGTTCGTATTAAACGGTCAAATACCGGTAACTCAAAAATCACTGGCCGAATCGCTCATTGAAGCCGATAACCTACTCAAACCAAGTGCCCATGGAGAATACATCGAATACGATGAAGAAGATAGTGACCTTGAATCTGCCTCAGATGATGGTGCAGATGGTGCAGGCGAATAGCACGCTGCTCTTATGGGGTCGGGGTACTGGTAAAACCGTCGGTGGCATTGGCCCATGGATGGCCAGGGTGGCTGAGGCCATGCCCGGACATCTTTCGGGGCTATTCGGTAAAGATTATGAGACCCTTGAAAAGAACATACTGCCCAAATTTATCCAAGGCATGGAGATGGTGGGTTACTACCGGGATCAGCACTACGTGATCGGTAAGCGGCCACCGGCCAGCTGGCCGAGCTGCCTCTACTCACTGAAAAAATGGGATAAGACCATAGCCTGGCACAATGGAACGGTTTTTCAGGAGGTGTCGCTATTTAACCGCGGATCTGCCAATGCGTTTGACTTTCAATCAGGCGTGTTTGATGAGGTTAAGTTCATGGACAAGAACCAACTTGAAGATGAGGTGTATCCCACATTTAGGGGGTTTGATAAGCTCTTTGGCCATAAACCTGAGTATCTTTCGAAGATCTATGCCACGGATAAGTACGGTGATTATCTGGAACTGAAATGGATCCTGGATATGCGCAAAAAGGTGGACCAGAAGAAAGTTGAGACCGTGATCCGGTTGCAGCTCCACCTCACTGATCTGTACAACGCCTTACCTACTGCTGGACGTAACAAAAAGAAAGTGGAAAGCTATATCAGGCACATTCGCCAACGTTTGCAGCTCCTTCGCAAAGATCTGCTGTATGTGTCTGAAGCCAGTGCGGTGGAGAACCAGGATAATCTGGGTGCCAAGTGGTTGGCTGATAAGAAGCGCACCATGAGCAGCTATGAATTTGATGTGGCCATTATGAACGATGATCCAATCAGGTCGGAAAATTCTTTCTACCCATCGCTATCCAATACCAATCTCTACAACCATGAGCGCGGCAGCGACTACAACCCGCATAAGCCGTTCTACATCAGCATGGATTACCAGCACAGCGTATCACCCATGTGTGTGGTGCAAGATGATAAGATCATTGGCGAGGATAGACCTACCATCAACTTCACCAATGAATTCTACACACTACATCCTATGGGCTTAAAGGAGTGCATTGATCTGTTCTGCAATACTTATGCTGGACATCTCAATAAGATGGTGTACTACATCTACGATCATACCGCTGTTGGTGAACGTCAGAGCGCACAACGGTACAAGGATATCGTAGTCACTCAGTTCAGGTCAAAGGGATGGAATGTCATTGAGTGCTACACAGGTGTACCACCCGAACACTATCTGAAGTTTGAGAAGATGAAAGCCTGGATGCAGGGTACTGATGAGCAGTCTAAGCTTATCCGGTTCAACGCAGACAAATGCCCAAAGACGTTGATCAGCATGCAGGCATCGGGCGCGATCACTGAGCGAGGTAAGACCAAGAAGGATAAGAAGTATGAGCTCACCCATCGGTACCCATCCATTGATCAGTCCGAGACCACACACTTCAGCGACTGTGTTGATCAGCTGCTGTGGTACTTCTTCACCATCCACAAGGCAGTGGCACAAGGTGGAGGGATTGCAGTGAGGTGATCCCGTGCTGTGGCGCTCCAGGGCGCGTCATATATCCAGCGCTGTGGGGGCTGACCGCACAGCCACGGGATAG